GATGTTAAAGCACCCATTGGTTGCCCAACTGCGTATCGTATAAATCGATCACCATCATCGTCCGGACCAGTGGCCCGTCTAGGTAATTCATACGTACGTCCCACCATTAGACTCATCCAAAGGTTAGCTCCATGAGCAGTTATTAATCTGCTTAGGAGAACCCCTTGTAAGAGAATTGGAAGACGATCAGTAGCGGAACTTAGGTCTAATGACCAGAACCGTTTATGCCCTTTAGACTGTAACAGTTTAATCGGTGCAAGTTGATCGAATGTTCCATCTTGAGGGATTACCTTCAAGATTTCGAACAGGTAATCATGCAATGGCTTCATTGCCCATTGCGTGAAACAGTCAACCATAGCAAATACACGGATTTTACCCGCAGGTTCATCTTTTAAACCTAATTTACCGATGGAGTCGTGCGTTTTAAGCACGTCTTCCGTCACAAGTGACGGAGCTACTTTACTAAAGTCTTCTAACCAATTTAAGAATCTAGTATTTCGCGTTAGTTGTAACCAATCTTTAAAGAAAGGGTACAGGTCCGATCGGGACCAGGCTATAGCTGTACGAATTATTCCAAATGGAGACGTAGACAGATATAAATCAGCCGTTGGAGTAGTCCGCGGGATGAGAAAAGGTGAAACTCGAAATCGAGCTAGTAGAGTGAGAGGTGATTTTAAATCATCTTCATCTACGGCTTGTAATTTAACAAGTTTTCGCCAGAATCGGCCACAAAATAGTGACCAATCAGGTAAGAATCTAGATAGATCCTTACCAGAATCGGTAATCGAAGAAAAGGATATCTTCCCTGGAAACTCTATAACTCTATAAATAGAGAATAAAGTAAACCAGTACCGGATTATTAGGATATCTCCAGCGGCTATCCGTCTTCTATGAAGAACGGGAATAATCGTAGGAAGTCCTAACATCCCCCGCTTAACTCTTGGAGTTAACGGGAAGGAATTCAAATCTCTTGCTATGGACTGGGCCAAAGATGTATTCAAGGCTTTAAGGGTTATTACTAATCCTTTAAGACCTTGGCTTCGACCCAAGGATGAGCACCAAGACATGTAACGAATAGCTGGTTTTACAAAACCAAGACGCATATATCCTAACCGTCCTCGAATCTGAGAAATCAGAAACGTAAGGAACGGCCGACCTTGATTTCTCAAGATCATGGCACCTACAGCTGCTAATATATTTTCAAGTTGCGAACAAATAAATAATTTTATTGTCACGCGTTGTAATTGTATTATCATCATAGGACTCGGTTTCCACTTGCGTGGGCCGCAGCCACCTTATTCAAGGAGACGGATGTTTCGTCTGAGGCTTCAAACTAACTATCCACATGATGTGCTGATCCTACAGATTATCATAGAGTTACCTATAACAGTAACCTTGATAATCTAAGTAACCAGCAGGGACCCCGCCTTTTGATACTCTATGATTAGAGCAACCCTCCACTTAAGGAGAACCACAATAATTTAGTAGTATCTTATGAGCACTTCGGTCACAGTATACTGAGACCTATCCCTCTCTACACCAATAGGAATTAGAGAGACCTCACGTCTAAACACTTCAAATGGTTTAAATCAGCCATTAGGAGTTAGGGTGTGAGCCTTTCCCAATGTTGTCCGCAACGGACACTGACGGAAACATTATCAGAAAATTTTAAACGGAATAATCACCGTAGGAGAACCTAGATACACGTCGCTAAATAGTAGCTACGCTTCTTTCAGTCCTTTCTTAGGATTTTAAGAAGTTAGAGTGCAATGCACTCC